TGCCTATCGTTACATGCAGTTTGACCCTGAGAACTACCCTGTCGCTGACTACAAGTTCAACGCAAGTAGTACTTTGGGTATCATGGCTAGAGAGTACGAAGTGACTCAGCTTGTACAACTACTACAGACTATGGAAAAAGACTCTCCATTGTACAATACCTTGATTCAGTCTATTATTGACAACATGAACTTGTCTAACCGTGAAGAACTCCTTGCAGCTATGCAGAAAGCTACGCAGCCTAACCCAGAAGCACAACAAGCGGCACAGGCAGCACAGCAAGCACAGATGCAGTTCCAGCAGTCGCAGACAGCAGCTCTGTCAGCCCAGGCTCAAGAGTCTGCTGCAAGAGCTACTAAGCTGTCTGCTGAAGCTCAGGCAGTGCCTATGGAGCTGGAGATTGATCGTATTAGCGCAGTTACAAGAAACTTGCGTGAAGGCGACCAAGACGACAAAGAGTTTGAAAGACGTATGCGCGTTGCAGAGACTCTTCTAAAAGAAAGACAAATAAAAGGTAAAGAAAATGTTAACGGACAAAGAACTAATGGGACTCCTAGACCAAGTCAACCGGCACCTCCAGCCCAAATGGAACCGCCTAGAGGAATTAGAACGCAAAATGGAGGAATGGAGTAATGCCAAAGGAGAAGGACCCAAGGCTGGAAAGGGCGGGAGTAAGCGGCTACAATCAGCCAAAGAGGACTCCTAGCCACCCCACTAAGTCGCACGTAGTAGTTGCCAAAGAAGGTGACGAAGTTAAAACCATTAGGTTTGGACAGCAGGGAGTTAGTGGTGCAGGTTCTGCCCCTAAGTCCGATAAAGACAAAGCTAGACGCAAGTCATTTAAGGCTCGTCACGCAAAGAACATTGCAAAAGGCAAGATGTCAGCAGCCTACTGGGCTAACAAGGAGAAATGGTAGTGGCAGGTCTGTATGATAATATCCACGCAAAACGTAAGCGTATTGCAGCAGGTAGTAAGGAGAAGATGCGTAAACCGGGTGCCAAAGGTGCGCCCAGTGCAAAAGCCTTCAAACAAGCAGCTAAAACAACCAAAGGGAGAAAGAAATAATGGCTCAGGGCGTCTCCCATTACTTCAGAGATGGGTCTAAGCACACAGGAGGCACACACAAGATGCCTAATGGTGAGGTACACTCAGGTGCTACTCACGGTGCTACCTCTAAAAAGTTGTACCACTACGACGAACTTTCTAAAACAGCAAAGGAGAAAACCATGATGTACGGGTCTAAACCAATGAAACCAAAGGCAAAACCTAAGCCCAAGCCCAAGAAGAAGCCGATGAAGAAAGGCTACTAAATACTTCTTGACTTTAACCTAAAAATATGCTATACTATTAACTATAGTATCAACTAAAGAGAACTTATGAAGCCTGAGCTTGAAACTTATTTTAACAACTACAACGAACTCTTCAATCACGAAGGTTTCAAACAACTCATTCAAGAGCTTTCTAACAATGCAATTACCTTGGCTGACATTCAGACAGTCAAGGACACTGAAGACTTCTTATTTCGTAAGGGGCAAGTTGCTGCCTTAGCTTCTGTAATCAATCTGGAGAACACTATTACAGTATCCAGAGAGCAAGCAGAAGAAGAAGAAGTAGATGATTAAGGTATACGACTTCCGTTGTGAAAATGGACACGTATACGAAAGATTTGTAGACTCCAGCGACACTACGAGTAGGTGCAAATGTGGTGCTAGTTCTACAAAAATGCTGTCTGCCCCACCTTTTATACTTGATGGACACTCTGGGGACTTCCCCGGTAGACACATGAAGTGGGTAAAGGAACACGAACAAGCAGGTAGAAAACCTCAATCTCCATAATGACTAAGTTCACGGAGTTTAATTATGTCTAGAGCGACAATGGTAGATTCGCAGCCTGAAGAGGAAACTGTGGAAGACACCGAAGAAAACGAAGCACAAGAGATTCAACAAGAAGACTTTGTTGAGCAACCTCAAGAAGAACCTACAGTACCAGAGAAATACCAAGGCAAGTCTTTAGAACAAGTCGTGCAGATGCACCAAGAAGCTGAGAAGCTCCTAGGTCGTCAATCCTCTGAAGTAGGAGAGCTTCGTAAGGTTGTGGATGACTACATTGGCAGTCAACCGCAGCAACCAGCACCTCAACAGTACGTTGAGCCTGAAGACGATATTGACTATTTTACGGACCCTCAAGCAGCCGTTAATCGTGCTATTGAGAACCATCCTAAGATTAGAGAAGCGCAGGAGTACTCTACTCACTACAAAAAACAATCATCTCTGGCAATGCTTAATAACAAGCACCCAGACATGCAGGGTATCCTTAAGGATCCTAAGTTTGCTGAGTGGATTAAAGCTTCAAAGATTAGGACTCAGTTGTTCGTAGAAGCTGACCAACAATTTAATGCTGAAGCTGCTGATGAGCTGTTTTCACTCTGGAAGGAGCGTAAGACAGTAGCAGAACAAACCGTGAAAGTTGAGAAACAGGCACGTAAGCAACAAATTAAGGCAGCTAATACGGGTAACATGCAGGGTAGTGGTGAGGCTAGTCGTAGAAAAGTATATCGTAGGGCCGACATTATTAAACTAATGAAAACAGACCCAGAGCGTTATCAAGCTTTATCAGAGGAAATCTTTAGAGCATACGCGGAGGGTCGAGTAAAATAATCTATTAGGAGATTAACATGGCTACTGCAACCTATCCCGGCGCAGGCGGTAATACCGCAAAAACTGAGGCAGCTACTTTTATTCCAGAAATCTGGAGTGATGAGATTGTCGCTGCTTACCAAAAGAACCTGAAGTTGGCTCCCCTTGTCAAGAAACTCTCTATGAGTGGCAAGAAGGGCGACAAGCTTCACATCCCTAAGCCCGTACGTGGCGATGCAAATGCTAAGGCTGCTGATACCGCAGTTACTATCATTGCTAACACCGAAGGCGAACTCACTATCGACATCGATCGACACTTTGAGTACTCACGTCTCATCGAAGACATCGTCGAAGTACAGGCTTTAAACAGCTTACGTCAGTTTTACACTGAAGACGCTGGTTACGCTCTGGCTACCAAAATTGACACAGACCTCCACTCTTGTGGTACTGGTTTTGGTGACGGTGGTGCAATTGTGTTTGCTTCTGCTGTAGCTCCTACGGACTACCAGCACACTGGTTGTTTCATGAACACCAATAACACAACGACTCAGTACACAGACGACACTATTGATGGTGTTGCTGGAGATGAGTTCACTGATCGATTCTTCCGTGATATGATTCAGAAGATGGACGACAATAACGTACCGATGGAAAGTCGCGTACTTATTATCCCACCAGCTACTCGAAATGCAATTATGGGTATTGATCGTTACGTGTCTTCTGACTTCGTAGGCGGTCAGGCAGTTCAGTCTGGGCTTATCGGTAACTTGTACGGCGTAGATGTTTATGTATCTGCTAACTGTGCTACTATCGAAACTGCTGCCGCAAACTCAGCAGCTTCTGTAGACACTCGTGCAGCACTTTTGTTCCACAAAGACGCTATCGTCCTTGCAGAGCAGCAGTCAGTACGTTCACAAACCCAGTACAAGCAGGAATACTTGTCAACTCTGTACACGGCTGATTGTCTGTACGGTGTTCAGGTGTATCGTCCTGAAGCTGGTTTCGTTCTCGCAGTACCTTCTGCGTAATGAACTCTACGGGGGTCGCTTAGGCCCCCTTTTTCTTTTTTTGTTTTCTTTAGCTGGAGCAGTCTATGGGTATCTTTAGAGGTACTGGGGGTACTGGTGACGCGACTACAGACGCTACTGCGTCCCAAGTTGGGACTGATGCGGCGACTGCTTCAACTAAAGCAAACGAGGCAAGTTCAAGTGCAACTAATGCAGCAACGTCTGAAACTAATGCTGGCAACTCTGCTACAGCGTCTGCGTCTTCTGCAAGCGGTGCTTCTACATCAGCGTCCAACGCTTCAACCTCCGCAACAGCATCGTCTAACAGTGCAACAGCGGCAGCGTCTAGCGCAACAGCAGC